CCCCGCCACACCTTAGCCTAAAGGTTATTATTGTAGGCCCGAATTGTCCATTCTAATTGATAATGCTGGATGCACCACAAATTAGACCCTCGTTCTAATTTGCTACAATTTGTTCTGCGAATTTAAATTATCGGTAAAGTTTGTTTTTACCCGTAAAACTTCTTCTCGCGCCTACGTGCGACAGCACGTAATCGAAACGAGTATATGTAACTTCTTGATCAGGAAATGGTTAAAAAGAGATACACTGGATGTGTACCACAAAAACTCCATTTCGAGTTACGTGTTGTATAAAAATCGGGACCTGTTTATACTCTAGGTAGAGATACTAAAAAGAAGAACAACTTTAAAGTATGAGCCATTAAGCTTAGCTCTTAAGCTTTATCTACGCCAACTAATAAATTGATGTGTTTGTCGGTGGTGTAGTCATACCCACTGCATTGACCATCATAGGACAACCAGTCCAAAAACCAAATGAGACATCTTCTGAGGCTTGACGTTCAATAACGAAAACGTCAGGTACTTTACGTGCTGTATACGTTACTGTAGAAGTCACGCGTGTTGGCACATAAGGTAATGCTTGGGATTGGGAACCGGTATCATTAACGATACTTTGCATATGAGTTTTGTTGATGTATGGAGCTTGAAGTTCCATAAATGGATACGTTGTGTGGGAAGAGGGGATAAGTGAATAATTATATGACGGATAGGTGAGATCGGTAGTTGTTGCACCTTTGGTGACACTCCATTTTAAACCTACTGAAATGTCTCCGTTCCATGAGGCTCGTGCTGTCGAATTCCAATTAGAATAATTAAGGAAATAAGACTTAAGACGAATCCCACCACGTTGATAGGCATAACAACTAGCCATTGTAGCATAGAGATCAGTGAAAATTGGAACGGTTGTTGATAAATTTGAACTGCTATTATCCCTGATCCATGTATTGCTATCACCGTTATAAAACGGCAAACAAACAAGCCATGGGTAGATCTTAAACAGAAAAAACTCTTGACCATTCATATCCACTGTTGTAAAAGGAGTAGACCTCTTGATGATTTGTCGAACACTCTTAATTGATTCACCAGTACAATACCTATTGGCAAGTTCTGCATTATCAACGAGATTCTTAGAAGTGCCTAGTCCATCTGGTTCATTTGTGTCCATTGTAGAAGTTTCAAGATGTGCATTTGAAATTAATGATTGTTTCTGAGAGTAACGAGATTTAAGTTTCTTGGAGGATGCAAATGCCTGAGTTGTTGAATTATTACCAATCAAATGAGGAATCCACACTGCTTCATTTTGTTTAACACCGCTCAAATTAGCAAATTCAAAATCTTCGGCTGCCGAAAATTCCAACAATATAGTAACATAATTCCTAACTGTATCTGGATTTCTAAGAGTATTCAAAACAAAAATATTGAGTTGACCACACTCTTCCATCACTGATTTGTATGGAGTTGTGCTAACATAAGGTAGAGTAAATTCGAATTCCGTAGTTTCACGCATGTCAATTACTGATCTATGTAAGTAAGCTACATTTCCAGTACTGACTGATGGTTTAACAGCTCCCACGTACCCAGGGGAGTAAGCTACCACCAATCTACCAGAATGAAATTCAGTTTTGACAAACTTCATCTTCACTTTAATGCCACCACGGTATAATTGGAAAAACTTTGAAAAGAATGCTATAGGTGTACAATTATATCCACCAGAAATATGAGTTTGAGCCATAAGGTTGTTGGGAACAATAGAATAAGTTAGTAACGGTGTATCAACTAGTTGAGTGGAATCCCATTTCAAAGCAAACAAATACGTCGGAATGCTTAATGGGTAAGCTAAAGCCATTTCATCTACATCTTGACCAGCAAAACCAGGCAAGTGCTCTAACTGATTATTTTCCAAAACACCTAAATTGATACTATTATCTCCTCCAGAGGCATTGTTAAGTCGAGCCATTGGTCTTTGCACCACTACTTGAGTCTGTCCAGCACTCAAAGGGTTTGAGAGTCCAAAAGCACTAGCTGCATTAGCCGCAGCGGCAGAAAACCAAGAAACTGGTCCTGCGATCGAACTTAACAATGGTACCTCAGCTGCAATAGCCGCAGCTTTACTAATCTTATCTAAAGGTCTAGAAATCCATCCATTAGAATTTTCTTCGCTAACGGCTGGATCACCATATCTACTCTTCATCTTTCTTTTTGAAGCAAATGATTGTGTAACGGAAGGGCCTGAAATAGCTGGGAACATCAACTCAACATCTTCAAAGTGTGCCCAAACAGTACACTCGGCATCAATCTCAGTCGTATTACAATCAAGTGGTGAATAAACTGTTAAGTCTACCACTCCTTGATGTCCTACTCCATTGGTTGTGTCGAACGCTAGATACGGTGATACATATGGAATTGCAAATGTGATTTCACTATCCACAGCGGCATCAAATTCCGCACGAGGTAATTGTGTACGTTGTATTAGGTTATAAGAAGAAGTCATGTATTTCTGTTTAGCTATCTTATCATTGGGAAAATACGTCATCATTAATCTACCCTGCTGAAATCTGTTAGTATTAACTTGCAAAGTAATGACTGTCCTTGCTCTGAAGCCCAAGAAACCATAAATTTTTTGGGAGAACGTTGGAATTGCCGCAAGTATATCTTCAGGTAGAGATATCGACTTAATGACTGTATTGACCCCTTGAGAAGTAGTCCAAGCTCCTTTATAAATAACTGCAGGTCTTGCCAGGAAACTCTTAATTGGGTGATTGGATCCATCAGAAACATTCTCCAACAGCCCCTTATGGAATGACAGCGGTGCTGGGAGAGTGAATCTTTGTTGGTTGTGATCTGCGGTTGACTCCATTGTTGGTTTTGTTTCGATGGTCGGAGCCGTTGCCACCTGTTGAATGTCGTTGTTATTGTTGGCAGGAAGGAATTTTCGGAACTATCGTATCCCATGGATAGCCCTAGGTGTCTAAATCCTGAGTCGTGGCTTGTCAACCCCACTTTGCACTTTTATCGAGGAAGCCCTGGTTAGTATAGCTCAATAGCCCTCCCCCGCTAGTAACCTTTCCTTACTAGTGGCTCTATATCCCACACAGTCCTGTGTTCTTATATTAAACACCAAGTTTTGTATCACCACAGCCTTCGGTGAGATATAGGATGTTCCACATTTATACCGCGCCCTAGAACATAAGCGCCATTGGTTTATTTTACATCGTCCTCACGATGGGGCTAATACTTACAATAAGTCATCTCTAGCCAAAATCCTCGCCTTCAATGTAGCATATTTCGTATCAGGAGGAATGTAGTCCATGTACTCTCTACAAGCATCAAGCAAAATCTTCGAATATTTATTAAACGTCTCTTCATCATGTAAACTAAGCTCTTCCATTGCATTTTGAACAATATCGGTTATTACTTGATCTGGTTCTGGATGTTTCTTTTGCCAATTGGGCATCTCCATAATTACACTTAAATCTAGAGGAGCAACCCATCTCCTATGTTC